CAAGTTCTTTGCAGTCTCTTGTTTAGTTGCAATAACAAGAATGTTTTTATCTTGATTGAACAACATTAACCAAAGTGAATATCCTGCAATAAGAGTGGAAATACCTAACTGACGAGATTTTAATACGATATTCCATCGGTTATTGTTAAATTCTTTTACAACATCTTCTTGGAATGGGTACAATTCAAAAAGGATTTTGCCACGAGTTGGGTGTTGAATCTTTGCATATCTTTTCATAAAGTATACAGGATTAGACGCACACTTAGCAAATTCTTCTTTTATTATGTCTTTAAGATTTTTATTTGACTGACTCATTGAACTACTAAAATTATTCCAACAACAGAAGCAGCTCCAGTTAGGAACCATAAAAATTTATTATCATACCAACGAGGTTGTAGTTCTTCATTTATTTTTTCAAGTTCTTTGCTTCTTTTTTGACAAGCATCAATAACATTATCTCGATTGTTTAATTGTTTCACAAACATATCTGATCTAGATTCATATAAATCTATAACAGTATCTTGAACATCAACTACCGTTTGAAGATAATCTATTGAATCACGAAGTAACTGTATTTTATTTGCAAGTAATGTTATTTCTTTTTTATTAAAACAATAAACCGAATCTTTTTCAGTAGCAAATAAAGCCGATGTTGAAAAGATTAACGCCAAAACATATTTCATAATTTACTCACTTAAAAATTTATTGATATACTTGATTGCTTCGTTTGAATTTTTTATGGTAGGTTTTCTTCTTTTGTTGAAAGATCCTTTTACTTCTTCCAATTTATCTTTTTTTACATTAAGCAATGAATCCATTTTATCGGCTTTTTTTTTCAATTCGATATAGTCATATTGATATTTGTTTATCAATGCTTCCAAACTGTCTTTTGTTTTTGTTGAAACCTTTATCTGTTCTTTTGATTGTGAGTTTTCATACACATTGTATATTAACAAAATTGAAAGAACCGATATAGCAATAATTTTTATGTAATCACCAATCTTTTTTTCCAAAACATCTTCCATTATCAATCCTTTGTATAAGTTGAAACCATTTTTGCTTTACCACGAGCAGTTGCACCCTTTCTTCTCTTTCGTGTTACAGCACTTCTTTTTTGTTTTGATGACATTGAAGCGGCTTTTGATGCAGGAACACATTTGGGATATGCTCTCTTACCACCTTTTCTGGCTTTACTACCAGCAGAAGCGCCACATGGCGGATGACCACCACTTTTTTTCTTACGAGAAATATCAACCCATTTTTCTCTAAACCAACCGGTTAATCCACCACTGGGTTTCTTCCCTTCTATCAATACTGAACGGAAGTATTCTCTAATAATTTCTCTAACGATATTTTCTGTGCATTTATTCATACACATAAATATATGTAAATTATATTCCAGTTGTTCCAGTTTTTACATATCCGGTATTGTCATCAAGTGTTATGTTATTATCTGCAATCATAATATCATATATGTAATATATCCTATTAACGTCTTGTCCTTTTAGATTACCGATTTCTTTTTGTAATGATGTATTAAAAGCAATTTCTCTTTTTATACTATCGGGAATAGGGTTTGTGTAAGTTTGAGTTGAAAGTTGAACAACCCAATCTGCATTAAACTTATTATTAGCAGCACGAACTATTCTCAAAATTCTACGTTTAACATTTATATCACTAACACCATTCAAATCAAATCCACCCACACCTTTTTCGCCGGAAGTTCCAGATGTTCCACCCGTTCCACTTGTTGTATTTCTACCTCCTGTTCCAGAAGTTCCGCCAGTTCCAGATGTACCAGAAGTTCCGCCAGCTCCATCCCCTCCGTCAGTTCCACCGGTTCCAGATGTACCTTCCGTTCCACTTGTTCCTGATGTTCCTGTGTCTGGTAATGGAGCACTTAATATGGCAACCCAAGGAAATATGCCAGGTATTGGTGATGGGAATGCTGGGACCAATCCATTGTATGTTCCTGCAATTTTAGTATGATGAGCAACGAGTGCATTGTAAAGGGTATCTGTGAACATTTCAAATTCAGGTTGGTCAAATGCCTTTATCAAATCTTTTTCTAATTCAGTTGGTTCTCCTGGAAAAAGAACAGTAGTGCCTTTTAATGGGGAAATACACGGCGGTAAAGTTGGTAGTGGTGTAAAAACTGCCTTCAACCAGTATGAACAAAAACCAGTTGCCATTAAAATAAAACCACTTTTTGTATTAGTTGTTTTATTCGTATCGAAAGCTAACTTTATGAATTTTTTTAATGTATCTTTGTCACCACTAATTACTGTTGATCCAAAAAAGGTACAACTCGAACCTATGTTAGCCAAATCATATGCATCTGCAAGTAATTGTGCAGCATGATCAGTGTCCGTAACATTATTAGTTCCCATTTCGGGAGTTAGCATTGATTTGAAAGTTACTGCATTCATTTATTATGTTTTATCTATTGCACCTTTTCCAGAACTTGGCCATCCAAAACGGCAGGACCAATATCTGGCTTTATGTCTTGGTCCAGGAGACTGACAATTATGACGAGCACGGAATGATTTTCTACGAGCAGCATTACTCTTTTTAATTCTCATAGTCTTTTTTCCACCCTCACCCTTATGACCAAAATTTACCTTAACAATGTTTCCATTGGGTTTTTTTACATAAACGGAAAACTTTTTTGGACCACCGGGTGTACGGAATGGTTTACCGAGAGAAACTTTTCTACCACGATATTCCGCCTCATTGACAGAAGCCAATCCACTTTCTTGTAAACCAAAATGTAATTCTGTTATTTTTCCGCAAGCATTTGTTCCATACCCTTCAAGTTGATATGTTGGATTTGTAATAACTTCCTTTACATTACGATACCCACCACCGGCTGCTTTATATGCCTTTACAAGGGCACCAGATGCATAAGCACTTGGCCATACTTTGTATTTTTTCTTAATTCTAGACTTAATACTGTTGTAAAGTTTTTTGTTTGTTGGTACAGCTCTCTCAACAATCACTTGTTTCATAAATTTCTCCGTTTTCTTCTTGGTGGTTCATCTACAATATCATTATCATTTATTTCTCGGTAATAATCATGGTCTTCCATTTTCCTAAATTTACTGGCAAACTGTTCGGATGCTACCGAAAACAATCCGCCAACCACTATGTAAAGGAAACCATCGAATATAAACTGTTCTACTTTCTTATCGTAAAATGTAGATAGTATTGCCATAAATATCATTACAAGAAAAGAAAAGAACATCATTACCCGCTTTGATGATATATTACCACCAATTCCTCTAAAAGTTTCCGATACTGGATTAACTTTCCTCAATCCTTTCTCCCAAATCCTTTTCTAGTTTTTCAATGAAATTTTTTCTAAATTCTATAAATTCATTTTCTACTTTTTGTAAAAGTTCTTCTTTATTCAATGGAGTATTCCATTTTTCAATATCGCCGAAATCATTTGTAAATTCTAATCTTGATAATTCATCAACTATTAAATTTTTATCTCTTTCAGCTTCCTTCAACCAAGCAAGTGCGTTTTCTTTTACCTTTCGTTTTTCATATTCTTCCCACTTTCCTTCAAGACGAATTTTATGTTCCATTTCTACAACACAATCAAAACACATTCCGTGAATTTTTCTCATCTTCTCGTCAAGTTTTTTTGGAAACATACAAGTACAAGTTTCTTTGTTGCAATTTGGGAATGTATTTAAGTATTCATGCAATTCTTGTTGCCATTCTTTTCCAAGTTTTACTTTATATCCTTTTTTCTGTTCCCACTCATTCCCATCTTCATCAAACCACTTATCTCCAATTTTTCTTGTGATTGTATCTTCTTTGTTTTGTTCGGTGTAACCAACAGTTACTTTGTTCTGACTTTCATGATCACCGGCAAGAAGTTTTTTAACATCATCAAGACTTTCAATTTTAATGTCCATAACATAACCTTTTACTTTATTATTTCGTTGTAAACTTTATTCCAAAATTTTCTCGTTATCATGTGTAATGGTCTTAAACCATTTTTATCTTTTTTACTTTCTTTCATTTTACCACGTTTTGTATTGAATTTAGAAACAACCATATTGAATATCTCAACATCAAACCAACCAAATATAGAAATGAAACGAGATTTTAATTCAGATAACTTGGCAGAACGGTCTGATAGAGCAGCAAAAATTGTTTTTGAACCCATTTCGCCAAATGATGGGATGTCATATCGAACATGATTTACTATCATGTAATAAACATAAGGGTTCTGAATATCTTTGTATGGCAAATGACTACTACCATTCCACTTCATCAATCGTTTGTAATCTTTTAATTTAGAAACATCATCTTTATCCACAGCATAAATTACAACAGTTGCATCCCCATCAAACTGTTCTATAACATTTGTTGCATGAAATGGTGTATTTGACTTTTGAATATGTTTAACATTATGACGACGCATTATTGCAAACTTCTCGTCATATGTCAATGGTTTTTCTATTGGATCCGTAATATCATTTGTAACGATAATAACATTGTCTTTATCAAACTTACGGCAAATTCTTTCATATTCTTCTCGGTGATATATTGCCATTGGTTGAAATTTACCAGGATACAGAACAACAATATCCTTGTCCACTAATTCATTTTCATTGAATATGGCAAGGTTCATTTCTTTTATCAATTTAAGAATTTTATCGTTCATATGTTATATTGGTTTTATTGGCCAAACTATATTAAATGGATCAGATTGTTCCGTTATATCACGCAATGATTGACGATATACTTGCCATTCTTGTTGTTTTTGTTCAGATAATGGACTATCTTGTAATTGTGTCCAATCACATTCTGTTAAAAATTCATTTCTACGGTAACGAATAAAAGTCCATTGACCATTCAATTCATCTTGAATTTCTTGTGCAGTTTTGTTACGAACTTTTTGATATTCTACTACTTCATTTTCTTCGATAACAAAATCACTACCATCGTAAAATTGATTTGAATTTATTTCTGCTTCTACAAATCTAAACGGGTACCATCCGTGTTGTTTCAATGTCTCATTATCAAGAAGATAAAAGTTTGATATATTTTTCCACACTTTCGGTATATCCGTAGGATTACCTATTATCTGATCATTTTCTACTAAAATATATTTCATGTATAAACTCGTTTCATTAAAAACAATATACTATCTATAAATATGTTAAACCG